GCAATCCTGTAATACGACAACGAACACCCATACTCGTTTCAAGAACACATTTCCCATTACTCCGGTCACAAAGCTGCTGACATACAGGCAGGCATGCTACACTCAATGAGCGGCAGACCCATCGACCTCCAGCTAACAAGTGCCACAAAGACAGGCGAATGGCAAAGAAACACTCCCAACGACTACGAACAAGGCAAGGTTTCGGGTAGGCCCCGCTAGATTTTCGGCCCAACCCCATCAATGAAAGGTTTTCCAGGCTGGCTCAATAGACTACTGATCAAAGCGACAAAAGCGTCACTCCCACCCTTCGTATGCGGATTCTCAAACGTTAGACTCGCCAGGAAGATCAACCAATAGAGGATTGCTATGATAATGAGGCATGGCACAAATAAGGTAAGGACTTTAGTCTACGACGGTTCTTCTTTTGACTCCACCCAGTTCTAACTCATTCAGACTATGGCAGACAACTATCTACTAACTAAAGTAGGCCCGGAAATCATGAGAAGATACGGACTTCCGGAAGACATAGTCGCCGATGTCATACGTGCTACTACAGCTACAACAATGCCAGTTCGTGCGCTATGCAAAATCCAAGGTAAAGATTAGATCCTATATACGTTAGACATCTTTGGAACCACCTACTCAGGCCATCCTACAAAGACCACTTGGGGAAACACGATACGCACTATCCTTTATGCATGTTTCGTCCACAGCCTGAAATTTGCTACATAAACCCAGCGGAAAGTTTACAATTGGTCAACCAAGTGCTTCAGAACCGTAACAGACTACAAGCAAAACGATATCTCCAGACAAGCCGCGGAAGACCTCATGTTCGGAAGAGACCAGAACTTAGATCTGAGTGCCGCCGGTGATGACGTCGAACTTAACGGAGAGATAAACACAGTCCACCAGTTTAGGGAGAACCTACGTTATACGCACGCCGATAACATGGACGCCGGAGTGCACGGACTCGGACAAGTCGCACGCGAATTACGACTAGAAGATTGGGACTTCTTTGATTTCCTTTCAAGAGACGGATACTTCTTCGACTCCTTTTACATAACCAGAAAGATGGATCGATTGGTCGTTAACTCTAACTGGACATTCGGCTTGCAACAGCCTAAAACTACGAGACAACTCCACAAACGTGAGGAAATCATTAAAGCGCTGAATTGGTCACAGGCATGCGGCAACAGACAGTGGGGTATAGGTATTGAATTCGTCGAGGAATGGCTTAAACGAAAATCACAGCAAGGTAAGGCTCCAACCGAAAGAGCGGCTCTCAGGATGGCTACTGAAATGTAGCGGCTACTAGCATTCCAAGTTGATGCAGATAAAGAGGTAGTCCACATATCCGAGGCCAGCTACCTTGAAGCTATGCAGAACAA